AGGTTCAGCGGTCGGTTGAACAGGCTCAGGCTCAGTCACCTCAGGGCGATAACCCTGTTCAGTTTCAACGCTATCATTCTGAGGGTTGTAGCCACGATACTGACCACGCACCACATTACCGCTTGCGTCAATCTGTTGCGCATTGTCATCGTCAAGGTTTCCATAGCCGTTGTTAAGGTCAGCGTTGCGTGCTGCTTTGTCTGGGTTATTGTCGAGTATATAATCGTAAACGCTATTGACGCTTTTTCCGGTGGCGTAGAATCCACCTCCGGCGGCTGCTCCTGCGAAGAACGCGTTTTTTATGTTGCGGATAAGCTCGTCGCGACTAGGCAGTTCACCGCCAGCTGCGTCGACACCAATCCACTTAAACTCCTCTTGTGCAGCTTCAGTAACCCCTTCAGTGAGTGAAGTGATCGCAAGACTCGCGACGGCATCTCCGGCAATGATCGCGCTACGCATGACACGACTGGACATCTCTTTCTTGATAGGCTCGCTGAGTTTTAGTGCTTTTAGCCCGATAATAGTAGATGCAGTATCTAGTGAACCCATCGCCATACCGGTAACCAGTGATTTGTATCCCGGATTCTGCACGCCGGATTGCCTAAAGGTGTTATATGCTTCACCTGTATTGAATGCGGAAGACACTGCATAAGCAGCTGCTACGCCGCCTGCAGGTCCGTATGCTAAATTTCCGAGCCCAGCGGCTGCGAGTGTAGCCCCGACTTGCGGCGCAGTTCTGACAGTTTGTCCGGCTACGAAGCCGATAACATCACCGAGGTCATGTACTTCTTCAACCGTCTGCGGTAGTGTAGATTTTATTTTTTCGCTATCGGCTAAGTTTACAAGTGCCTTATTCTCGTATTTCGCCTTGGTTTCATCGTCACCGACTGCGTCGGCGAGATTTGCCATAAGTCCGTTAAGCCCGGCTAGCGCTTCTTTTCTGCCCTTAGCGAATTCTCTTGTAATACCCCACGAGTCTTTGTATTCATCTTTTTCAGGGCGCGGAGAAGGAAACAGTGGGACTTCAGGGAACACATCATCAGGCGAATGCTCGTTTAAGAAATCGCTGTTGGCTTTCCTCAATATGTCTGCTTTAGCATCGATGTCCGTGTCTTTGTACAATATGCTTTCACCGAACAGTGCTGTAAGCAAGTCGTCCGTCGTTGCACGCGAGATGTCGGGGGCGTTATTAGTCGTTTTAGCGGTATTGCTTTTAAAACTAGTAGCACCCATAAGCCCTGCACGGATGAGAAGCTCATTACTCGTGTAACCGTCTTTACCGGGTTCGAGAGTGAACAACTTACGACCATACACGTCCTTGTCGCCGTGTACAACAACTTTCTGGCCAATTTCTTTAGCCACAGCAGTTGCCAAATGCCCACCGAAAGACCACCCTTTTGGTACCCCGGGGTGGTAATCTTCAAGTGCATTGACACCGGCAGCACGGGCTCTTGAGCCGTCAGGGAGTCTAACGGTGTCGGCATCAATCCACTCGATGCCGTCGTCTAGGCGTTTTTCATTGCTCATATGTTAATAATCCATATTGTAGTAGTTACTAATGTCGACAGTCTGCATCCTCTGCTTAGATGATGGTTGCTCTACACCCGCCGCCTCGAGGATGTTATTGGTGACATTGTTTATAAACAAATCTTTAGACAACTGTGCAGTACCGACGTCTATGGCTGCGGCAATGGTGCGCTCATCGACCCCCATATGCCTTAACTGGCTAACCGCTCTTGCGACTCCGGCGTTAGCTAATTTAACCTTTTCTTTGTCGTCGGCGAACGTTCGCGCATTTGTCACGGACGCGATGGCAACAGCGGGGTCAGTGATGTCGTATTTTTTCATTTGGTCTACGATTTGCAGTGCCTTCGCCCTGAATTTAGAGCCCTTTATTTCGGCGTCGGTAAGTTTGTCGCCTCGGACACCGATGGTGTATTGCATAATGGCATTGGCATACATTCTATCTACGGTGCTTCCGCCCTTGGAGCTTTTTTTACCGTTTCCGCCGCTACTTGAACCGCCACTCAAATAGTCAATAGTGGATTGGATACCTGTCTGTGTGACCCCGACAGCATCAAGTTGTTGTTGTGTGAGGTTACCGGCGTGTTGTGCGAGTACATTGTTATTTTCAGTTGCAATAGTCTCTGCTCGTTTTTGCTGCGCGGTGAGAGTGTTATTAAGTAACTGCCCGGTCAAACCCTCAGCGGGAGTACCGATGGACGCCTTAATGTTCGCCATCTCCTTAGCGGCTGCCGTTTGCGTAGCACTATCACCGGAAGCAGCGATAGTTGCGAGCATTTTAATACGGTTACCGAGTTCAGTACGACTTAAACGAGTTTTAGCGTCTGGCTTATCTATCGACTGATGCTCTCGAAGAGCACTGGTGAGCATGAGATTAGCCGTGTCAGGGTTCTCACTAAGCATTTTGTGTAGGTCTTCGCTCTTCATCGCTTCCCCGATCGGCGTCATCACCTTCTGCGTATTCCCTTCTTGGTCGGAGGTTTTATAAACGTATACAGGGGTGATTGTGCCGTCATCGTTTTGTTTAAGGCCAAACAACCCGTTTGTAGGGAGCCCTTCAGGGATAGAGGCATTAAGCACCTTAGCGACAGCGCTGGTCTCCTGATTGATGACGGAACTATCGAGCCCTTTAAAATCATCATTAGTGAACCCGCTAGGCGAGCCGTCATATCCGGTACCAACATCGCCGATATTAAGCTCTCCGGCGTTGTCTCCGGTAGGGGATAAGTTGTTAATAAGTAGCTGAGTCTGAGTGAACGCATCACGGGCGAGTTGATCTTTTTCGCGTTCGTAACCGAGTCTCGCGTAATGATAGCCGAGCGTACCTTTCTGTATCGCTAACTGCCCCTGTTGATATCTTTCATTGGCTTGCTGCTTCTGAACTTCGAGTTTGTAAGTGTCGTTAAACCGACGTACACCCTCTTCGTAAACCTTGTCGCGATACGCCTTGTCCTCCTCGCGCTCGATGCGTTTATCTTGTCGGTCACGGATACCGTGGTAGATGTTCATCATCTGTGCGACGTTTCCAAGACCGCGAGTAATACCGTCAAATGCAGCTGTGTAGTTAATACCCATTAAAATCTCCTTCTAATCGATTTCGTTTAACCCGAGCTCAACGGCACCGGAGATGTAAATTAATAATTCTTTGATTTGTTCGCGTCGTCTTGACGCTTTTTCAGTGTCGGTATTTTCGAGCCATTTCTGGTAACCGTTACCCCAGTACGCAGGGCACGTGGTGCAATCAACGCCGTCTTTCGTGATTTCATAGAATGACGGAAGCATATTTCGCTCGTCCAAGAACGCCTGTACTTTTTGCTTACTCCAGTCGTAAATAGGGTATGCGACGGTGTACGCCCCGTCGTTTTCTAGGTGCTTAAGCGGGGTTTTCATCGTTTCATTGCCACGATTACCGCGTATTACAAGGTCATACTGGCCGCCGACAGTGAACTCGTGCATAGGAAGCATCATCGTGTGGTAGCAGCACATATGTTGGGGTTGAATGTGAAACGCGTCATCTGCGCTGATTTTGAAAAGTAGATTACTTTCAGTGCTACGCACGATAGGACTCGGAATGCCGTACTGTTCCCTGACCTTAACAGAATCGGATGTAATCTCGTGGAATCTGCTACCAACGGCACTGCGAATATTGTCCATAAGCGAAAGCGTCTCACCGCAAGCATCACCAGTGTTGACCCACACGACATCGAAATCCTTACAGCCGGATTCGAAAAGGAGCAATAGAGCACAAAGTGAATCGCACCCGCCAGACAGTTGGAATAATGGTTTTTTAGCAGCTTTGACAGCGTCTATAGTTTGTTTTAGGTACATACAAACCACCTTAGAATGCAGCCATACCAATAGTGGCAACAAGTCCGACCCCACTAGCGATAAGGCCGTTTCTAGCCTGCTTGTCAGCTGCTCTAGCCGCGCTGCGTTGCGCTTCACGGTTAGCCTCATTCTGCGCAATACCGCCCAATGTCGATGCCGAACCTTTTTTCATTGCGTTGGTTGTCGCAACAAGACGGTTAAGTGCATCTACGTTCGCCTCGTATTGACTGGTGCGCGCAATATTCATATTTGCAGTGTTATTTGCACCGGCAGCGATACTGTTGTTACTTGCCATCGCCAGTTGCTGTGATGGGGTTAAGTTGACATTGCCGCGCCCCATTTGCCGGTAGTTAATCGCTTCGTCAGTACCCATCGCCGTGCGCTGAATCTGCTTCTTAGCTACATCGATAAGATTACGGCTGTTAGAGTTAACAAGACTTTGGTTCAACATCTGCTCGAGGTATGGAGAGGTAACCGCCCAGTCATTCTCGTAGCGTTTAGCAAGTTCTTTGTCGCTATCACCACTCCAGCCAGTTGCTAGTCTGGCTTTCGACGATTTATTAATCGCATCGATGATGAGTTGGTAGCTCGTGCCGTACGCTGACCCATAATCTGTGGAGGGTTGTGCAGTCTTCGCTGCCACAGCATTAGCGATAAATTTATCTGAATTAGCACCAGAACTCATCGGTTATACCTCCCGTCGTCGCCTGTGAAAGAAGCATATGTACCACCGACATTACCGCCAGACTTCTTGCCACCGAACAAGCCACCTAACCAGCCTCCGCTACTGCCTTTGCTGCCAAGCTCGCCACGCGTATGCATATCGTATGCAACACCACCGAGTGTACCCAACACGCCGGTAGCAACTTGCCATTTGGAGGAGTTAACCGCCTGTTTATCCTGAATCTTCTGCCACTCCAAGTCGCTCTGACGACGGGAGATGTCAAGCAGCCCTCTCGCAGCGTCCTCAGCACGTCCATTCAACGAGTTCAACGCCGCGTCAGTCCGTTTGATGCGGTTTAAGTCAGCCTCACCACGAGCACGGATAATCGCCGTGTTGCGTGCGTTCGTAACAGCACTCGTTGTCTGTGACGCAGGGAACGGATTATTGCCGATATAGGCGTTACCTGACTTAGACATAATGTCCGCGTTCGCACGTCCGGCGATCGTGTCGCTCAAATCACGCTGCGATTCAACGACATAGCGCGGTAACACTTGTGCGTTGATACCGGCAGCCATATCATATCGCTGTGCCTCAATCCTTTTGGAAGCCTTTTCACTCTCAGGTGTTTTTGGCGCGCTTCCACCGCCTCCGCCTCCACTCATTCGAGGCCTCCTTTGTAATCTTCTAGGGTTTCGTCGTGGAAAAATTGTCGGATTTTCGCTGACACCGACCAGCCGTACTCGTAACCGCCGAGAATACAGGCGAACAGGGTTACGACACCGGCAAGGGAGTCACGTAACACAAACGCGAGGTTCTTGTCGTGGTCGGAGTAGTGTTCCATCTCCGTAGATGCGAGATAATCAGCAAAAACCGTGTAAAGCGACGGCCCGATAACGCCAATATTCTGTACGTAGAACGGGTTTGATGGTAATGTGATAAGGCATTGGTAAAACGCCGCTGCAATCTCTTCTTTCGTCAATTCACGGTCTTTGTCAATGAGGTCGTCCATAATCTGCGACACCCGTCCGAGAACAAGTGCGGCGTCTACTGCGTACTGGTCGCCGAACAAAACCTCTTCCAACAGTGCTTTTTCAGTTTCGGGGGTTACCATGAGAATGCACACTCCCTGTTAATGTTAGCCCGACCACCTTGCGCAAGGCGTTTAGCATCAAGCACAAACTGGTCGTACTGTTTCAAATAAAATGTGCCGAGGTCGTTGTTCGTCCATTCACGGTTAGGTGTCAGATAAGCACGAGCAAGGACAAGTGCAGTGATGCCGCGTCGCGCGTGATGGTCAAGCTCATCGGGCATCTCTTCCGCTAACGGGCTCGGTGCCAGTGACACCTCGACATCGAAATAGTCAGGGATGTCGTCCTCGTTACCGTGAATCTCAATGCCGTTAGTGCTGAACGTGTAGCTTAAACTGTGAGAGTGAGGCGCGCTGTTGCGTGTAATCGCCGGAACAGCTGCACCGTCAGGTGTCTCAACACGCTCAACACGGACAACGTACTCATCCTCAGACATCGCTTGATTAAACGCACAGTAACAACGACGAGGCTTCAGACGGCAACGTCTACGCCACAGACGGGTGTCAGTGAAATAGTCATTGGCGCATATCGGGATGAGCTGAATCAGCATAATCTCAGGGATACCGCCGCTTTCGAGCGCGATACGGTCAGCGAGGTCTGAGTAGAACATTAGTCATCTCCTTTTGTGCCGAACTTGCCATTAATGCGCGCATAGAACGACTGAATAAAGTGGTTAGCACGTGCAAAGTCATTGCTGAACTCAGCGTTCTTCAGGTAGGCACGATAGAGCAGATAATCCACGATTGCGGGCGCGTACCAATCATCCACAGCGATAACATCGTCCTCGCTCTTCGCTTTAGGCGGCGCGAGCGACAGCACCGCTTGGACTTCGTGACCTTCTTTGGCAGCAGGAAAAACGTAAAACTCACGCGGAGTAAGTGACTCAAGCGTGAAGTAGTGCGGTTCAGTGCCTTTCTCGACAGGCCAAGATGGGTATTGTTGGTAGAGCAGTTCGCGCTCAATCGGACGCATCGCACGACCGCTTTTCGTGTTGCAGATGATATCGAGCAACTTGAAAGCGTCGTCCGGTATTTTCTGATGAGAACCGGCTTTCAACTGCAACGTACGTGTTTCAACGTATGCGTCAGGTCGTAAGCCGGAAATGGTCAGGATGCACTCGGCATACCAACCTAGCCATTCTTCGAGGGTCCACTGTACGTAGTCAACGTCTTGTGCGAGCGTCTTTGCCCTCGTGATTAATTCGGAAACTTTTACAGTAGCCATCGGGAATGTCCTTATAGGTTAGGATTTTTTGTCACCTGAAGCTGATTCTTTGTTCTCTTTAGATTCTTTGTTCTCTTTAGGTGCATTGTTTTGCTGTTTCTTATCAGTGATAGAAACACTCGCACCAGCCTCAACATTAAGCTGTGCAGCGGTGTAGCTCACTTCAACGCCTTTACCCGGTTCAATAACAATAATCGCGCCGGTAGGTCCGAAAACACGTGCGGTAGTAGTGCCGGTGTTTTTTAAGATAATACTCATTCTGTTCATCTCCTTTAAAAAAGGGCGGTTGCCCGCCCCACAGCCCCACGCTGTTGATTAAATAGCGGTATCGAGTGCGATAACGCCGAAATCTTGTTTCTGACCGGTGACTTTGTCCATCCAAACCGGTTTCTTAAAGCCGAAAATCTTGCCGTAAGAAATACCCTGTTGGTTATCATAGTCGAAGGTGTCTTCGTTCCACTCACCGGCACCGACATCAGCAAAGGCTAATGCTTGAGCACCGCAGAACAAGGCACGTTGACCGTCAACATTGCCGCCTTGACCCCATTTTTGTCCGGCAGTCGCACCGCGAGTGTTGAAAATGTGGTGATATTCGTGGATGTACACACCGTCAACCACCAACACGTCTGAACCGGCAAATAACGGGTTGTTTGAACCGCGAACACCGGCAGAACGAACGTTCGCCATAAAGTCAGGGTCAAGTTTCAACTGTGCCATACCAGCAGGGGTCACGAACAAGTGATATTTGTCGTTGTTCGCGCCAACGCCTCGGATGTAGTTGTCACGGGCATAGGCTTTCAACTCAACAATATGACGATAGCCAAGTTTATCGTCAGCCGTCACGTTGGTTGTACCGCCGGCAGTGATACCGGTACCGCTCACGCGTAAGTGACGTGCGCTAGTTGGCGCAGTAACGTCAGCTGCGAACGCAAGGTCAACTAATTTTTGCCCTGTCGCACGGTTGTTACGGGATTTACCGTTGTTGTGTAGGTCGTAGGTAATACCGGAAAGAGTTAAGAATGCCATCTGGTCTAAGCGGTCTGCCAACCAGAATGCTAACTGTTCTTTGGCGTTTTCACGGAAGCGAATCACGGAACGTTGGTCAGCCATACGACCTTTGTTACGGACAGCGTGACGAAGCTGGTCGATCTTGACCACTTGGTCATACGCTTTCATCGCCTCTTCGTTACCTTCCAAAGTGTAGTCGTCGGTGATACCGTCTTCGATAAGGTCGGCGATTAAGTGGATAACGGCTTGGTCACCGTTAGTGGTTGGTGTTAATGAAGTAATGTGTTGGATAACGGAATCTGAGCCCTTACCCATAAACTTGTTGATGAACATTTTAGCGCGGGCTTGTTTCCAAAGGTCAAGCACCCACACCTTTTTCTGTTCGGTCATCAATGCGGCAAAATTGGTCTGTGCCATAAATGGTGTCCTTACTTAATTGAGTGAAAAATGAATTGCTTGCATATCCTTGACGCGGAAACACGAAATAAACGCTGCTAAAGTGCAGGGAAACTGAAACAGTAACGTTGTTTCTGACGAATTGAGTGATCGCAAATAACGTATATTTAAATAGAAGATACCTTAAATGCGATCAAATTATAACGAGAAAAAACCGCTTTGTAAAGTTACAAGGTGTGAGGTTTCTGCGTAACGATTGCGTGTAAATCGTTAGGGGAGAACCGCCACGCTTCAGGGAACCCCAACGCTTCAGCACAAATCTCCGAACAAAAGTAACGCTGCTTGTTCTGACGGGTTTTAAACACAACTCCAAGTGCGCCGAAGAAGTCGTATTTCTTACCATAGTTGCGGGTGAAATACTTAACGACTTCGTGTGCACCCTCTTCAGTAAGATGCAGCTCAACCAAATCCCATTTATCCGCAGGGAGTTCCATAATCTTCGTCCGTACCCCACCGTCACGGATAGAGCTGGAACGACAACTGAACTTATCGTTTTCCAGTTGTACAGCGAACTCGCAATGCGAATACGAACCTTTGGTCAGTTTACGTGTCAGCCAATCACTGAAACGTGCCACTAAGGCAGACGGGGCGTACCCGTCCTTATGACCTTTGTAGAATGCAATGTATGTTTTAATGGTCATTACATCTCCTCAGCGATTTTACGGATAGCTAACACAATCTGCGCCGCACGTTCGTTGACATCGAACTCGGTTTCTAACGGCTGTAGCTCGTACGCACTCATACGGAGCTCACCGATCTGGTTGAACGCTTCACGTAACTTCGCAGCTTGTGCAATGGTAAGGTCTGCCGCCGCTTTCGGTTCTAAGCCGGCAGGAGTCGCGAACGCTGCCACCTGACGAGGTACCTCACCTTCGTAGTTTGCTGCTTTAAACGCTAACGCTTCGGCTTCACGGACAATATACTCTTGAGCAAAACGGTCTTTAGAGTTATATGCCTTAGCAGCTTCGTCGTTGATGAGTTTTATCGCAGCTTTTTTAGTTTGCTCAAGATTAAAAGCAACGGCTTCTTCATCTTTGATAAATTCTGAACCGTTCCAAACATAGTTTTTTGGAGGATGGGGAACGATGTTGAATATACCCTGAGGATGTTCAATCAGAGTATGCCCATCAAGGTCTGAAATATCTGAAACTTCAAACTCAATATAGTCGCCGAATTCGTCGTCTATAGGACGCTCGGAGACATAGACAAGTGGTTTATACGAACCGATAGAATTTTTTAATACGTAAATAATCATATTTCCTCCTATTAAAAGTTATGTACGTACGCCAGTGGAAATTACTCTCCATCCTTTTTCGGTGGCGATGCTTTTATCACAGCTCTCCTCGCCGGGAGTGCCCGAGATATTGATTGATACATTATCAGTAACAGTAGCTAGGTTACGGAACAATTTATTCAACCCCTCTGCATCGAGCTTCGTGTCAGCTACAGAAAACGACATCTTCATACCTACAGCGTTAATATCAGTAAGAGATGTACACCCTCTGAAAATACCGTCTAAACATCTGGCTTGTGAGAGGTTCATATAAGGGACTCTGGTTAAGGCACTACACCCTTTGAACGTTGATCGAGATTCATAGAGTGTGGAGTCATCGCCGAGACCTTCGAGAGTACCAAAGAAATTATCTGGGATTTCTACTAGAGAGCTACAACCTGAAAAGACGTAAGATGTCGATGCAGTATTAGTGTACACGCCAGTAATGCGTGTTAATTTTGTGCACCCCTTGAACATTGACAATACGTATGTCAGAGGTCTGCGTTGACTGATGTTAACACTGGTCAAATTTTTACATGATTCAAACATACCGAGAGTGCTATAAAGATTGGGCATTTCTGCAGAAAAATCGGTTAAGCTTTCACATCCTGAAAACATATAATTTGCGGAATGTGTAGTAAGAATATTTTTATCAGTAGGGGGCTCCACAAGTTTTTTGCACCCTTTAAACATGTACGAAAGATTTATACCCTTGTTATGTAGGATGATATTAGGGCAACGCGTTATATTTTCACACCCAGCGAAAAGGTGATCGGCGGTATATGTTAATATATTCGTTTCAATTCTCTCAGGGAACCCATCATCTGTAAGTTTAGTGAAACCAGAGAATGCACCTTCTAGCGCTATAGCCGCTGATATGTCGACCTCGACTATTCGTGTAGCTTTAGCTCGTGGGTCTTGCCCTGTGGCTGGGTATCGTCTATTAACTCTAGAACCTGTTTCATAAACGAGTTTAGTGGCGTTTTTAGTGTTAGCGTACATGTAAGTGTTGATTTCAGTGAACACATTGAAGTTGTCGAAATCCTTTTTGTCACCTAAGTATTTACGAACGCTCACCTTTGGAGAGGCTGTATTGTCGATCTCGTTTATCTTTTCGGGGTACTGCTCAAAAGGTGTTGTCTTAGAGATGACGACACTTTTTGATTCTATTGCTGATCTAATCTCGTTTTTGATTGTGTTAATCTTTTCAAGTTTTTCTGCGATATTCATACCTAAGCTCCTAAAATTTTACTTAACGCAGCATCAATATCACCGTTCTGCTTTTCAAGCGCGGCTAAACGGTTCTTGACATCGACGAGGTCAGCAGCAGGCCCTTGCGGTCCTTGAGGTCCAGTGTCACCTTTCTCACCCTTAGGGCCTTGAGGTCCAGTATCGCCTTTCTCGCCTTTCTCACCACGCTCGCCTTTCTCGCCACGAGGAAGAATGAAATTCAGTATGGTTTCGTTACTACCACAACTTCCATGTGCGATGACCGCGGCATTTTCACCGGTGACGACGGTACCGATAGTGATGCATGGTGTTTGACCGTCTTCACCTTTCTCACCGCGCTCACCTTTCTCTCCACGTTCGCCCTTCTCGCCGCGTTCACCTTGTGCACCAGTATCACCTTTCTCACCTTGCGCGCCGGTGTCACCCTTCTCACCCTTATCACCTTTTTCGCCTTTCTCTAAAACGAAGCTTAGGGCGGCGTTACCGTCATCGTCAGTGGTAGCAATTACAGCACTTGTCGCACCGGTGACAACCGTGCCGATAGAGATTTTTGGCGTACGACCACGTTCACCCTGTTCACCTTTCTCGCCACGCTCACCCTGTTCGCCTTTATCACCCTTGTCGCCTTGCGGTAACGTGATATCTAGGATAGCGTCAGTGGCATCACCACGGTTAACAATAGCAGGGTTCACCCCCTTGTTCACCGCACCGATATTAATCGTGCCCGCACGTCCCCGGTCACCCGGTAACCCTTGCGGACCGGCGTCACCACGCTCACCTTTGTCGCCTTTCGGACCTCGTGCGCCGTCAGCACCGGCTTTACCGCGAGGAAGGACGAAGTTCAATGTCACTTGTTCAGTGGTCGTGCCACTGTCCCAAACACGTGCCTCATCACCGTACTCAACCGTACCGACGTTCACACTGACGCCGTTACCTTGCTCGCCTTTCTCACCCTTTTCGCCTTGCGGACCTTGAGGGCCGGCTGGACCGGTATCGCCTTTCTCACCTTTCTCACCGCGCGGCCCACGTGGGCCTGCAGGTCCAGTATCACCTTTCGGTCCTCGAATACCCTGTGCGCCGGTATCACCTTTTTCACCTTTGTCGCCTTTGTCGCCTTTCGGACCCTGTACGACCTTGACAGGATTTACCGGGCCGACTTCACTGATTTCGACGTCGATCTCATCATCTGGTCTATCTAGATTCATAGCTACCTCGTAATATCATGAGTTAATGTAATTCGACCGGCCACCACAGTGGTAACCGCTCCATTAAGCCCGGTCATTTGCAGGTCATACTGCCCACGACGCCACTGGGCGTCACGGGTCAGTGTGTGGGAAAAGTGAACGACAGCGTAGTTCTCGAATGCTTGAATGTTGCCATCCTCTGTTGTCAAGGTAAACGGCTCGCCGTCGGCTTCAGGGGAAACCGTTAGCGAGAAACGACAATCCTCGACATTGAAAGGCTTACAGTTTTGTGTAAGCGAGAACTTGAGTCGCTTATCATCACCCCTGTAAAGTTTAATATCCGCTCTAACCATCAACGCTCCTTACACAAAGTCACCACGTAAACGGCGTAAATCCGCTTCGCTCAACTGGTCAAACTCAGCATCACTCATATTCATCACATCAATGGTCGGTTTTGCGTCGTGTGCTTCACCACCAACTTTCGGTGGAACTTTAGCCGCTTGCTCCATCTTCACTTTCACGTTCGGTGCTTTCACAGTTGCTTTCGGTTTCGCCGCTTCACGTTCAGCTGCCACCGATTTTGCAACGATGCCGTTGCGCGCAGCGACCAACTCCGCCGCTTCAAGAATTGCTTCACCGACACTCGACCCGGATGCAAGCAAGCCGTCACGGATACGTATCGCGTCGTTGAACAGCTGCTCATCGAACGCCTCGCTCTTATCGTTGAAGATGTCAAACTCAGCCATCACGATTTCCGCAGCCTCTTGCGCCTCTTGAATCACACTTCGTGCTTGCACAGCCTGTTCCGCTTCAGCACGAGCACTGTCATAGGCACGTTCAGTTGCCGCTTTCGCTGCAGCCTGAGCAGCCGCGCTGACATTGCTGCCTAGCATCTCTGTGAAAAGTTGTTGTGCAAGCTCAGCGTTACCTTCCGCGAACGCTTGACTCATCGCTTTGAACTTGTCGCCGTCGATTGATACGTTATAGTCAACGTTAACATCGGCTTGTGCCTCTCTCGGTGCACTTTTTAGCTTTTCCAGCTCCGCTTCAATCGCTTTACGTTTCTCTAACTCACGCTTGAAACGCTGATACGGCACGTGCTGATTAACCTTGTCATTTGTCTGCGGTTCAGGCTCGGTTTCCGGCTCCGTTTTTTCGCCTTCAGGCTCATTTTCAGGTGCTTTAGGCTCTTCGACCGGTGTTTCAGACTCTTCGGCAGGTGCTTCGGGCTCTTTCGGCTCTTCGACAGGTTGTTCCGTTGGTTCAAGCACGTCGCCACGGTCAGTTGAAGCCGGCTCTTCGTACTCCGCACTGCCTCCAGTGCCGGTGAAAGCACTTTCGTCAAGGTCTACGGTCGGAATGGCGTTTAAAGCGTTATCTAGTCTGGTCATTTAGGGTTTCCTTCTGAGTTGGGTGGGGTTTATTGTTTAAATAGGCTTGTGCCATCGCTTTGCGGGAGTCGTTCTCGACTTTCAGCATATCACTGGCAAGTTTAGTCGCCGACGCACGCTGACTTTGCAGTTCAGAACGTCGAGCAGAGAGTTCAGCCAGTGCCACACGTGCACGTAACTGTTGTTCTGCCATATCTTTCTTGTTCGCAAGTTCAGATAAGCGGATAGCGTACTCACTGTAGCCGTCAAGGCTTTGTGCTTTAGCACCTTGCAATGCCGCTCTAGCACGAATTTCAGCGATTTCAGCATCAGTTTTCTCAATTTCTTTAACCGCTGCTTCAATCTGCATCTGCATTTGCTGCGCAGCCATCTGTTCCTCTTCAGGGGACATCTCACCGAAGCCCTGAACTTTGGCAACCATTTCGGCAATTTCAAGACGGCGCGGAAGATTTGAGTGTTGAATCACGATATGGTCAGGGATTGCCACACCGGCTTCGCGCATACTGATAGCCTCACTGAAAATGGTTTCATCAACGCTGTCACGCGACGGTTGTAAGCCAATCACAACATCATACTTACCGCGTGTTAAGTCGGCAGGAACTGCACCGGTTTCATCCGGCACGTTCACCGCGTGCTCGACTTGCGGCTGCTCAGGCTCGGAGTAGTCGGTAATATGGAAAATCCGCGTCTCGGTGTAGAACTTCTGCACCAGCTCAAGCACTTTTTTCGCTAGCATTAAACGGGTGCGGTTAATATTCTTACTTGGAATGGTCAACTGAATCTGCCCGGCTTCACGACGTTGAGTGATCGCAACACCGGACACATCAGCACGGTCCATACCCATAATCGACTCGTTCACCCCTGAAATTTGGCGAACGGACATCATCGCTTTCTGAGAAATATTATGAATACCGGGCGGAATCTGGTTCGGCATAATTTTCGCCGGAGGGTTGTAGCCTTTCTTGTACTCCAACACTAAACCGGTCTTAGAGCCCTGTGCGGCAAGCTCGTCAGCATCCATCTCGACAAGAGAGTTTTCCTCGATCATCCAACCACTGTTTGCGGTCGTGTTCACAATATGCAACTCTTGTGAGCTGACCTTGTTAAACAGCTCCTGAGGACCGACAAGGTTACTAACCATACCAAGCGGGTTACCGCGACGGAAATATGGAAAGTAAGGGATGATGGTGAAAGTATCGTAGAGTGACCAGTCGTCGAACAGCACGGTGTAACCAGCAGTAATCGTGGTTCTCACCGCTTTCTTAGTGATTTCACGCATCGTGATATTCGGCTGACTGTCAAGGAGCAGTTTCAGTTTCTCCTCGTTAGCGGTCATCTTCTCGCTGATGTCTTTCACGTCACCGCTCTCAAGGTCAACGAGCTGTTTTACCTTACGCATTTTATAGTACTGGCGTTCAACCACACGCACACGTTTAATATCCTTGTCATCGAGCGAAGCACTATATTCGGTCGTTGGTTCCTCGCCACCGAACGTGCGGGTTTTCCATTCGAAGCAGTCAGCGTCACCTGCCAGTGGCTCAGTGTACTGTGAACGGATATCACGGGCTTTTTCAGCACCGTACTGTGCCTCGATATCCTCAAGAGTCATAAAGCGCGTGATAAATACCTCTGACCAAGTAGCAGGGTCGATATCCTTTGCCAATGGGTCAGGGATAACGTCCAACGGGTCTTCAGCAGTGACTTTAATGTCGCCCAATAGGTTATCAGTGAAGTCAATACGAACATCATAATAGCCGCGGTCAAGGATTAAACCGTCAGAAATCACCTGCAACTCGAGGTGTTCAAGCCCGTTCTGCTGCGCCACGTACTGATAGACGTAGTTCATATCTTTCGCTGCTTGTTCGTTCGTACCGCGTGCCGGTTTGAACTGAACATCTGCCTGCGACTTCGCCATCTCGCCCATTGCGGCGTTAATCGTGCCGAGAATCAGGTTCATTGTCAGCGCCGGACGACCGGCTTTCTCGAGGGCTTCACGGTCGCGTTCAGACCACTGGTCACCGAGATACATCTTATCGTTACGTTTCGCTCGCTCAACATACTCTTTGTGTCGCATATCACGCGCGCGCACGTAGCGTTGCCAGTTGTCATCGGCGATGCGTCGTTGTTCAAAATTCTTATCTTTATTCTCGCTCATAGCGTCCTCTTACGATGCCATATGGCTTAACCCATAACCTTGGGTCGAATGTATTTGTTTACGGAGACTGTCGCGCCACGATTTCTTCGGCGGAGGTGCTTTTTCACGGTTCGGTGACATCATCAGTATCATCTGACCGACCCACGCCATTGCGTCCACTTGGTCATCGTGCTTACCGGATGGAAACGCCAACATCTCATTTTGCAGCTCCTGAAACCACGATGCGCCACTAGGGAAGTGGACACGCATCTGCTGCATACGCCCTTGAATAGGTCGAGCACGGGTCATCTTGTCGTTACCGCGCGTTTTGAGTTTGATGTAATTGAGCGACCGTCCGCTTTCCGTCATCTCTTTCAAAATAAACGGCTCAAGGGTCATCTCAATCTGCCCGTGTTCAATGCCTTGCAGTGTCGGCTTCCACGTTTCCTGACACTCGAAAAACTTCTCAATTAACTCTTTCGCGTCAAAGCGTCCGTAATAGCGGTGCAGCACCCAGATGTCGTTGTTACGGTCAACGCCGACAACAATGCCGCAAGTGTAGTCGTTTGACTCCTTCTTACCGATTGCCAAGTCCCATGCCGCATAAACGCGGAGGATATCGAGAACTGGAGCAGAGTCGTACATCCGGAAATACTCTTTCTTGAAGTAGTCACCGTCAGCAGAAGTCGGGTTTTGTTGGTATAGCGCTTCCCAGTCACGCGGTATTAATGTACGTTTAATTTTGTTGAGCGCTTTTAAGTCGTAACGTTCAGGGTGTAATGCTTCACCTGCCTTGCGATACGGCTCATCGTGAGTGGCAATGGCAGGGTAGCGTACAACTTCCCAACGGTCGGCATCCTCAGGCCACTCGCCAGTTTCAGCCGCCTCTTGTTCGGCTTCCTGCATACATTTCAATAACCATCCGGACAGGTCGTCTTCATGCCACCTCGTCATAATCACCAACACACCTCCGCCCGGGGCTAAACGCGTATAGAACGTGGACGAGTACCAGTCTTTAATTGACTGGCGAATAGTTTCACTTTCAGCTGAATCACGGTCTTTGATAGGGTCGTCAATAATTGCGCAGTTGTGGACAAGTATTCCGTCAGCGAAGAAGCATTCTGTACCCTGAACCTGTATGTCGTACACGGGCTCAGGTTCCGCTTCTATGGTAGCAACTGAGGAAATGGTGTCGTATGTGACTTGTGGTGTGTCATGTGGCATGAATGACATACTGTCACTAAGTTCTCCATCGAATCGTTGTACTTGTTCTCGTCCTTGTGGTGTACGTGTAACCTGTGCGTTGCACCGCATACCACGCATTTGTTGCCATCCCTCTCTTTCACAAGAGGTTTTATCTTCTTGAACGAAACACGGCGCTCCAGCCCATGTCGATAATTGGAGTTGTTCTCCCCAAGCATACGCTGAGAATGTGCTTGATTGGCGCACGTAGGTGAGCAGTACGTTGATTTCGCGTTCACAGGTCTGAACACGGTCGAACAGACTGGACAAGAGCGGTCTTCCAATAACCGTTTCGATGGAATGCAAGCACGTGAACAATATTTTCGATGATGCCCGGTAGGTTTTCCACAGGTCGGACATTTTCGAGAATAAGCCTGCTTTTGATGCATTTCGTTGCACCGTTGGGAACACGTGACACTCGAGTGTCCTCGTTTTGTTGATTTCACCACCTCCGCAAGTGTTCTGGTCACATCCTTGTGGCATAGCGCACAAGGGATAGTTATACGGAGCGACGATGACCTCGTGCCCTTCTTTAAGGTACCGGGCTTGGGTCCAACCCATTGAGGTAATATAGAAACGATGCGTTGTTGTAGCTCTTGATAACTTGCCGGAAGCTGTTCTAACCTGAGTGAATCTATTTTCATTTTTTACCTGCCTTGCTATCACTTTTCCTGATGTGTATCGATGTTTACTGAAATCGTATGAAAGGACTGTGTCGCCGATGCAGACGTCCTCGATATTCTTAAGAGAGCCGTCAGACATTGTGACTGAAGTTCCTGCAGGGAAACAATGTGCTCCACGACCGGTGATAGGCCCCTGCACACCGGCAGCGACATAGCCGCCGCCTGCGGAAGTATTCCAACGCTCGGCGGACTGAGAACTCTCGTCCATACGGGTGTCAAAGATATTGTGATAGCGTTCATCTTGCACGAGTCCACGAACCTTACGAGAGAAGTCAATAGCAAGGGCAGAGGAGTATGAACAGCCGATGATGTCGTGATTAGGGTGGTGTCCTAAGTGCCATGCAGGGAAGGTTTTTGATGCAATTTCGCTTTTACCCGACCTAGGTGGCAAGAACAACATCAACCGTGGAGACTTTTTATCTGCTACGTCCTTTGAAAACTGTTCAAGACGACGGCAAATGTCAGCGTGTACCCAACCGGGCATATAATCCTCGTTAAAGTACATCACAAACGGTAACAGATTACGGCGAGCAGCTTCACGACGAGCGAGCTCCATCCGTGCTTCATGCTCGGCGTTAAACGCTTCTTCACGCTCTTGCTTGGCGCGGTCAAGTTCCGCCTGAAGGCGGTACTCCAACTCGGCTTCTTGCTGCGCTTCCTGTTGTGTTTGCGCGGCATAGTCAACCGGCTTGGTACTAAGGACATCGTCAAGTGTCGAAGCGCACTCATTACAAACCCCATCAGTGAACAACTGACGGTTTTTAAAGTGCTTACATTTAGGACAGAGGATACTGTCACTCACGCTATGCCTCCGACACGACGTAATCTGATGGGTCAAGGTTATAGGTTAGTCCGGTCAGCTTCTGCAGCTCACTATCAGACATATTTTCAAGTTGTTTACGGTTGGTAATCTCAACTTCTTTCTTCTCAGGTGCGGCTAACCCCCAAAGTTTAACCATTGAATCGACTGCTTTAATCTCTTCAGTGGCACACGCCGCGTGCGAGTGCGCTTGGAGGTACATCATATGTGCGTCAGCACGGGTAAATTGAATTTCTACCCCTTCGTTTACCGCTTTTTCGCGGATTCGTTCACGGTAATAGACAAGTGCACGGTCAAGTTGAGGTTTTCTTTCGTGTAATGCGTTGATTGACTCCATATCATGTGGTAAACCGGCTTTTTTCGCCGCCGCAGTGACAGTTAATCCCCGAAGTCTGAGCTGGATATACAGCTCTTCTTTCGGGGTGAGGTTTCTTATGTCAAGTAACGGGTAATCTTCACGCATTTCATCGATGGTCATGTGCGCATTTTATCGTTTTTATCGTATCTTGTAAATAATGATACGTTAAAGTCGATCAAAAATAGTGGACAAATAGCCTTGATATAGCTATACTGACCTCAGTACGTGATGTTTTGTAAGACCTCTTTCATCAGGTACTAGGATATAGTAGTCTGTTGCATATCCTCAAGACTTTCTCCATATACAATTAACCCCTACCGTGAGAGCGGATAGGGGTTTTTTGTTACGCGACGAGTAGACCAAAAGCGAAGGGGAGTAGCGAAAGTATGACGCAGTAGATAACAATGTTCTGCTTATCTATGGTTTTTTCCGGCTGACGACGGTCTAGGGAAGCGCTATTCGAGTTGATAACACTCAAATCGTGGATGATATTGCGAAGGGATTCAATCTTTTCGGTTTGCTTTTCGATAATACTAGATAGGTTTTTTCTTTTAGCCTCAAGAACGATAAGTTCATTCTTTAACGAATCATAAGCAACGGAGGGCGAAGTGCGAGGTGACTCGTCGGAAGTCAGTTGTAATATTTCGGATTCAAGTTGCTCTTTTCGTTTTTCTAGTTCGGACACACGAATTTTTAGTTTTTCTTCGGCAACAGCAAGTTGGACAAGTAGCCCTTTAGGGCGCACATCTGTACGTACGGTTATAGATGCATCATTTTTTGTTAGAGATTTTGGTGTAGCAGCCTCCTTTTCTTTCTTTTCTAGTGTACGTTCGGCTTTAATGATGCTTTCTCGGATGTTTTTTAATGAGCTCTCAGCTTCAGTGATTTCTTTGCGTACGATTCTCAACTCTTCCTTGTGTTTATCTATACTGCATCTGAGTTTATCAATTTCTCCTATTCTTGAGTTTTTGTTGTTGTCGAAGGTTCTGATTTTTTGTCCATACTCTTTTTTAAGATCGATAAGCTCGCGCAACTCTTTTTGTTTTTTGCATTCATGCTCAGGATCCTCAAGTTCCTTTATGTGCCTAGTAGCGGCAGCTAAAGTATCGTTTAGTCTTTCTTCACGCTTACGGTATTCAGAAAGTTTCGAATCAAAATCTTTGTTGGCTTTATTTAACTCGTCGAGTAAAAAGCGTATGACATCAATGGCATCGTGTTCGTCGTATAAATCGGGTAGAGAGAATCTTCGTCTAAAGTTTGCTGGGCCATAACGCTCAAACACGAAACGTTCGACCAATTCAACCGCGCGAGCCGAACCGTCACTATAATGCTGGAGAAAATTCTCTTCCAACTGTGTTACGTTAAGATGTATAGTTCTGATGGACTTTATCCTGAGCTTTTTGAGTGACTCTGTATCTTGGTTGAACAAAGTGGATGAATATGGAATTTTATTTTTACTACTAAGGCTTTCTGATGATATTCCTACTCCCATGTGATCTCCGTAAAAAGGGTTTTAGAAGTCGACTTCAGGTAACACTGACTTCGCTTTCTTGATGCCTGTGCCTTTCAGCTTACCTAATTCTTCAGATGTTCTTGCTTCAGCGGCGAGTTGAGCCTCCTCTCTCAAACGTCGTAGATTATACTCGAAGTCAAAATTAGTCACTAAGTAAACGAGATTTTTGACGATGCTATCTTTGCGTTTGCTACTAATAGAGTTCAAACCTTCATTATCAAACCAATCGGAAACGATTTTTTCTATGATTTCATATTTTACATGCGAGCGCTGATTTTTTAACTCGATAAGTTCCTGCATTCTGTATAGTGTGGGTTCGCTATCACCTGACAGTTCTCTGAAAAACGTATTTTTTAGCCGCTGTGCGGCTCTCTGGATTTTTATAGTGTGCGTAAAACGGTCAAAGAACATTAGTTTTAGCTTGGTTTCTAGCTCGTTTTGGGTTAGTTGTTCAACAACATCCGGGGTGAAATTGAAAATGTAATTAAAATCGAAAGGGGTGAAGCTAATCGGTTCATAATCGTCATAGAATGCATCGCCGAAAACATCGCAAAGCCGGAAACGGGTTACGCCTTGCTGGGCTTCATCATCTGAGTCTAGTGAAGATTCAGCGAAGTACATTTTTTGTTCTGAGTAGGAATCATCGCCAGCTTCATATTGTTTGCTGAGTTCCTCTAATTCTACTTGAATATAGTCGTCGGTATAGGTGCCGGGATCGAAGCCATCATCGAAATCGTACGGGGGTAAACTTATATACATATTGTAGTCGGCTCTAAAATTCTCAAGGGTTTCAGCTATATCTTCAAATATAGCATCGTTGGGAGAGAATGAGAATTTATTGATAAGCGCCCTAGGAAGATGCTCAAGAACTACTTCTACGTATGTGATAATTTCGTGGTTTTTATTTATACAATCGACAAAAATATTGGTAGTAGGAAAAATGTTGCAGAGTTCTATGAAATGGTTGAGCTTGCCCAGTATTTGCTCGGGAGTATCACCGCTTAGATTGTCAGGTTTAACAGATTCCAAAGCGTCTGTAAGGTCAGCGACGATATCTCTTTTTTCTTGCTCCATACCAAATTCTCCAATCTAAATCTATGTTTCCTATGGGTTTTTCCCTTACACGAAATTTTTATAAAATTTTTTACACAGGTCAACTATCAATTTTCGGAAATTTGATCTGGGTCACAGAAAAAGAAAACTCAAATTTGAGATTTTGAGTTTGGTCGATTTGCCTCGCCTAACGCATTCGATAAATGTTCGCCTGTCATCCGCCACGCTTCAGTGACATAGTCGGAAGGGGCTTTTTCTTCGGGAATTTGTACCTGAGTACGAGGCATTAACGAGAATGCGGATATGAAGCCTTTGAAAAATGTTTGGGTCTTGTTCATAGTGCATAGGTCTCGTCGAAATAAGGGAGTTTTTGGAGTTCAATCAGGCTATTATCGTGGAATGTTTCAGCAATAATCGCACTTACCGTAGTCTGTTTGAAATCCTTCACTTTAGTTACCTCAAATACCTATTAATATCAATATGCTTATTTATTACGTTTTATATATGCCACAGCAAGCGTACCGATACATAAACCGGCGATAGTCATCCCTAGTGATTCAAAACCGCAAAAAGCAGCATATAAACCGCCGCCAATGCCACCGCAAGTGATTAATACGGATAGCAACAATGCGCCGAGTCGTTCAATGAAGGTGTAGGTGTCAGTTCGCTTCGTTCTTTCCCTGCGTGCGTTAGCCTCTTTTTGTGTTTCTTCAATGATAAAGTCGACAACATCAGGGCGAATGCGTTGAAGCCGTTCTATGTCATTTACATCTAAAACCGGCGCATCAGTGTTAACGTGAGACAGGCTAATCTCTTGTGAGTTGTTTCTAGCCTTTATTTGTGTAGCTTTCGCCATACTTTCTCACCTTTTCGTTGAATACAGACGCCACAGTACGGCTGTCACCTTTCAGATTTTCGTAATCTCTAATAAAACCTCCATAAAGTGGTTCATAGTCCCGTTGATTTTGAAGTACATCGGGGATGTAGCTCATCTGTTTGAGGATTTCTACGAGTTTCATCATATAGGTTTCTCCTTTCAGTGCACGTATCACTATATCACATTAAATGACATTTGGGAAATGACAAGGGACAAGGGACAAGGGTTATTGTCAGGGGAAATTGTACGTTTTATGTGGGTGGTGCAGCAGCAAGCGGGTGTATGTTCCTTTTGCTTTTTGCTGCACAAAATCCAAATTTGGGCTCTTGAACCTACTCCTAGAAATTATTAGGGGAGGGTCAAGAGCCCATCCAGTTTAAAGCCGTCGTGCGTGCCACCCATAGTACCACGTCGGCTGCCTAGCAAGGGGCTAGGCACCGGGTATCCCCTGTCCCGGATTCAAAGGCAGGGGGACAAAGCAAGGAGAAAATGATGTACGAGTTTGAACACATCACTATCACCTGTGCTGCTGCGTTGGTCATCGTCCTGATTTGGATGATGTTCAACGAGTAGCACATCAGTGGGGTGTAACAGCACCCCGCTGAGCTTTGTCTTAACCGCTTAAACCCACACGCCACCCATAGCGTGTGGTACGGGACGCACTGCGCCGTTAAGCGCAGTGCAACAACCAAAGGAGGCTGTGATGAGTGAAATACAACACGTAATCACAACCCTAGTTATCGGTGGTTTCATCGTTTGGATGATATACCGTTAACTAGACCAGTGGGGTGGGAGAACACCCCACTGATGCCTTTGATATTAACTTAACTACTATGGAGAAATCAATATGAAAAATGAATTAGATTTATTAATCGATAACACCAATGCTGTTGCTATCGACGACATTGAAATCGATGGCTTCAGCGAATACGGAAACCTTTACCAATTCGGTGAAGGTGAGTACGACAACCGCCCCGAATGGGAGGTAGGTTGTCAGGTGGATATGGAAGATTTAATCGACCGTATCCGTGAAGCAGAGAGCCACGAGCTGTTCGTGGCTAATTTAGGAGGTGCTTATGCTAAATAATATCAGAGCTAAGGTAGAAGCTGAAATCTACCGCCACTACGGGCAGAAAGGCATTGCCCACAAGGTGAGCAAGGAGCTTGTCAAAGTTCGACAAGCGACCCAGTTCATCGGTCAGGGCTCACCGGGCAGCTCAACCGCGGTTATCGCCGCTGCTTGGGGTGAACTGGCGAATACAGGGAAGTATGTCAAGGATGACATCATAATGATGGCTGCTAACGGCGACCGTCGTGGCAGCGTGATACCGATAGTGAACGGGCAACAGAATGCCGCCTATCGGTTAATCATCGAAGCGGCAAAAGCAGGTGCGAGGTTTGTCATCGACAAGCGGTCATACCGCGAAAACAGCCGCTACAACAGCGGCGAACAGCTGCTCGCTGCATATCTGATGCAAATCGGATATGAAGAGCAAGGCAACACAGGTGTGTTCGCCAAAATGAAAACCCCATCACTAGCAGGAACTAGTGATGGGAACGTTAAACCATCAACACAGTCTGTATCAAATAACACAGGAGATTTAACAATGAAAACTGCATTAAATAACACAGGAGATTTAACAATGAAAAATGTAGCAAATAACACAAAACAAAGTCAAGTAATTTTAGACGCTCTAACAAAGAGCATCCCAACCATCGACGAACTCAACGCCAAGTTTGAGTTCGACCTCATCACCAACAGCTACCGCCAGTGGAAGGCATTGAAAGAAGTGAAAGCGGTCGAAGACTTCAAGCTCTTCACCGCTGCGGTATACAACCGTCACCGTACCATCATCCGCAACGCCTACTATGAAGGCTTGCGCCGTAAAGGGTTCAGTATCCGTCAATCCTTTGATAGAGAAGAACCAACATGTCAGCAGTTCAAGCACGGCGTGGATTACGCTGAGCGGGCTACTAAGCTGCTGTTCGTGGCAGTGAGCGGGTTCAATGAACACCGCAAGTTCGCGTGGTTCAACAGAACCGCACTAACCTTCAAGGTCGCCGGCACTGGTGAAATGACAGAGGGTGAGGACAGACGTTACTCAACCCAAGTCAGAACTGGTGGCTTGGATGCTAATCCGGCGTTATGGGTCGAGGTCGATTACGACGCAGTCAAGAATATCCTCCACGACAAACGTGAGGCGTTCAAACGGGTAGAGATACCAACATTCAATGAAATGTTGGAGTTGGTGAAAGCGGAGTTCGCCAATCTCACAAAAGAGGAGCTGGCTCAATGCGGTTTTGAATCAGCCAATAAGATTCCTCACCAGCTCGTCGTTGAGTATACGAAGAGCAGAATAAAAGCCGTCATCGCTGCGAACGAGGCAGCGGATGAAGCGCATAGACAACGTGCCATCTACGGCGAATCCTTGAAGAAATTCGAGGAAGAAACGCCATACAGAGAGTACATCCGTCAGTTTGACATAAGCTCACTGGTGGGTGGGGTATACAGCGCAACACGCGCTGCGCTCAGTATGGATGAGCAGAACAGCAAGGCGATGAAACGCCTCGCACAACTTCTTGGTGAGAAGTTAATGGAGGAAATTGCTGATGAGTCTGAACTCATCTGGGATGCTACAAACCGCTTGTTCAAGCATCTTGTAGCACTCCGCAAGGTTGTGGACGCGAACAGTAGCGCAACACGACGCTACCAATCAATCATAAAACGCTTAAGAGCGATTGAAAAAGAGCCGGAGGGTAGCGACCACGGCATTGAGTTCCTCGACCAAGAGGATGATTACGGCTTCACAAACCGTCAACGTAAGGAGGATTACGAGGCAGTCGAGTTAGCCTATGCAGAGTTGCTCAATAGGATTGATGCCAACACATGGGCGAAGTTGCAGAACTACGCCAACGAAGCTGCACAGAAAGCAGGCTTTGAATGGGTTGACGTTAGACCAGCTTACTGGATGTCTGAAACCCACGCCGAAATCGCTTCCAAGGTGGGCGGCTTCGAGGCAGTTCAGATAGCCGACAAAGAAACCGGAGAACTCAAAACAATCTTCGGTTACAAGTTCAAGGACTATGCTGATTTCAATACGAATTTCAGCAGTCTGCTGAACAGAATCAGCAGAGCTTGGGCTGAGCAACGCGAAAAAGATGTCGTCGCAAGTGAAGCGAGAACATCCGCAGAGCTAGGTAAGCTCAAAGGCACTGACATCAAGAAAGCGAAGTCAGTGTTACCTGAAGTCAACTTCTAATCACTAACCCACAAACCCCATCAGGTGATGGGGTTTGTTTTATCCGCTATAGACATTCAACGAGTGTTTATAGCAGATAACCAATGTCGCTGAACAGCGACATTATACCTTTCCGCTCATCCTGCCACAAGTGTCACCCTTCTAGCCTGCAGCTTCAAAGAAAAAGGGTAAAGGGCAAATGGCAATGGGCAAAAGGGGTAGAGAAAAATAAAGGATAAAGGATAAAGGATAAAGGATAAAGGATAAAGGATAAAGGATAAAGGATAAAGGATAAAGGAAAAATGTAACAGAAAAAAGGAGGAAGTCAAATGTTACAAATCACCAGCCTTATCACATTCACCTGTTCATTTGCCTATGCACTTGTCCTAGGCATCTGTCAAGAACCACTGACACCCGCCATCGTAACAATGGCACTGTCCCTTGTCATCGGTCTGGTGTCAGTGATTAAAGGTCAATAACGACCTGCAAACTTTACAGAAAGAAATGCCACAAACCAGTGGCATCTGAAATATAACATAGAACATAGGAGAAAGAAAATGAAAACTTACATCGAAAATTTTTCGGTTGTCGAAAACATCCTCAAATTTCAGGGGATGTGGCAAGTAAAAGCCGTTGACCAAGCGAGTCAATGGGCAGAGTTCACCTCTCAGGCGGCAATGAACGCGGCAATCACCCTTGACCGTGCGTTAGCAGCACGCGAGGCAGTGGGCAAGGTCATCCGTCAACTATCAAAAGCCTCTGACAGGGCTAACGAACTTCTGAACTCGACCTCGAAATGGGACGAGCTACCAGATTACCCGAAACTGGAAGAGGACACCTATTACGGGTATTTGAACTATATCCGTGCCGGAGAGGAATGGTATAGAACGCAGATCGAATGGCTAGTGAAAAAGATAAATGAAGTGTGAAAACGCTTCATTTGGAGTGAAAACGGTCATTTTTTAAGCGAAAATGGCGTTTTTTCCGTTTTTAAAATGAAACGGAAAAATTCCGGCAAATCTGGCAGATTTTGTAGATCATATGTTAATGAAATGTTTCATATTTAACTGAAAGTTAACATTTGTAACATAAAATTTAACAGATGAAACAAATGGATGAAAAGTGAACAGGAGGGGAGCCAGATTGCCGGATTTCATGCCGGATTTGCTGCCGGATTTGCCAGCACGATTTTCAAATCCGGCAGCAGGTGAAGCCTAGAGCAGCAAGGCTCCTGCCACATTTGCCGGATTTGCCGGAATTTTTTCACTTTAGTCTGGAAAATAAAATTTTCCCTTTTTCATTTTCTAGGAATAAACCCGAAAAAATCTGGCAAATGCGGCAAATCCGGCACGGAACGCCGTAACCTGTTGATTTTCAACCGAAAATCTCCGCTGACCCCGAAAATCAAATCTGGCAGCTACTTTTTAATCAATTACTCCAAAATTGAAGGATCACTCCAAAAATGACAACCAGAAAAAAGACCCTCGACGGTCGATGTCAACGCTACATCGTCAACGAATTCCACACCGTGACTGACTACGCCGTCGAACACTCACCGGCAGAGGCATCTGAAAAGTACGATGTCCCCTATCGCACGGTAATGAACTGGTTAGAGTACAGGAGGAAAGGGGTACTACCTCGATTCCTTGTTAGCGACCAACCTTCTGTGCTCCCCGACACTGCTTCCGAGACCTCGATCTTGGAGCGTGAAAAGACAAGGATGATAGAACAAATTCAAAGGATTGAAAAGACGCTAAAGCGGTTGGAAGAAGAAAAACGAGGACTGAAAGCCGTCCTTGCTTGCATAACCGCATCACTTAACAACAAAAACCATGAACCTGAACAAGGAGACCTATCATGAACGAATTATCACTAAACCTAACCCCATCCTACGTCCCCGTCCTCGAAATCGACGAGGACATCGTTCTCGCGCAAATTCGCGCTGATTTAGAGCAACCGTCCCAGCTCGATGACGCCGAGTGGGATGACCTGTACACTTATGACTAAAAGGAATGAGAACAGATGGCGATATTCCTTTTTATTCTTTTATTTTTGGTCGCTGTTATCGTATCATTTAAAAATGATACTGTGAAAGCGACCGATATACCACGACAGATGCCACCGAGACCGACCAAAAAACCGGTGGCATCGAAAACTTATCACGGGCGATTAGTAGGAACCCAAGACCATGACCAATAAAAACCTCAATATCACCGTTCATATGGACGGTGATATTTGTTATACCACGCTAAGCGATACAAACGACCCTGCTTTGTATCGCATCACAACCGAAACGTCGTTGCTTACCGAGCTCGCCCGTTCCGTGGCACTCGGCACGAACACCTATGCCGCGACCACCGACCCTGACACACAAAACACGCTCTTTGTTGTGCGTCCTGCGTCGGGGGTACTTAACCGCTTTGACATCGTCATCGTATCAACATTGGCGAAACACTATCAGGTGTATGCCGACATTGACCTCAACGTTAACCTGACCCCGATGCAGGTCACTGCGACCTGTAACGTGCCATTTACACCAGCATGGGCGCGTTACATCGCGACGGATAAGGACGGCACAGTGAAAGCGTTCTCGCACCGTCCGATAACCGACCCTGACCAATCACCCCCGACACGGTGGGTGGCACAGAAAATCTCGACCCTAACAACCTTATCGACAGTAGTCGACCGTCAAGCACCATTCGCCCATGACTCGGACGAGTGGTTAACGACGCTAGTCAAACTACCCTAACCTTAACCATAGGAGACCAACAAATGACAAAAACCGTGACCTACTTCAAACAACAGATTGAAGTGCCAACGTGCACACGTTACATCGCCACTGATGGAAACGGCGATGTATACGCCTATGTCAACCGTCCAATACCATCCGCATGGGAAACAACATAACGAGATTGCGCAAAGGGTAGGATGCCGCTCAGACCTCGCTGAAAAATGAAAAAGCTCACTGGTCGACCTTAACGCGCAGCCGGCATCGCACACTCGCACCTGTCGCACGGTATCCTACCACGGACAGCTGTTCACTGTTCCGGATGATGCTCGCTATATCACCGTCAACGGATATGGAGAGGTGAACACATTCACTGACGTGCCGTATCCGTACACGGATGATGACGACCTCTACTGGGAGGACACTGGCTTAGGGACGTCAGTAGGCCACCTCGACGTGGGTAAGCTCAACATCGACTGGCAGTTTTCACTGTCGAACGTAAACGATCTAAAACACCTGCCACCGATAACGGTCGAGCCGACACTGGCACGCACCAAGCTAGTGAACTATCTCGGCACACTCGTCGCCGTACCGGAAGAAACGACCCGGTTATGCTACGACTCTCAAGAGTCGGCGGTCATCGCTTATGAAAACGGTGTACCGCTCGGACGCGTGGCAAACATCACCGTACACGGCAAGATTGCCGACAACGAGTTATTAACAATGGAGGTGTAACGATGGAAGAACATAAACACATGACACAGAACGAGATTATCGATGCGTTTAAAGATAATGCAATCTTGATAGGTGAAGACAGACACTTTTACCGTGTCACTGCAATAACACGCACCACCTACGACTGCACATCGGTCGACGGTACACGCATCGTTCACGACGGCAGCTTTAAGATGTTACGGCGCTTAGACAACCTAGACGGTCCGATAACCGCGGACATTGACTATACGTACCCGTCAGACCGTTTTGCACCGGTTATCTACTTAGGCAACCTCGTTTATGTACCGATACCGCCCACCGAACGCAGCGATGTACTGTGTATTGCCACTGACGCTGACGGTGACATCTACACATACGACCAACCGCCGGAAGCGGACACATATGTCAACGGCTTCGACACACGCGTGGAGACAAATATCCACCCGATAGGCAGCATCCGCCTTGGTGACTACACCTTCAACTGGCAAGAGACCCTTCGCCAGTACAAGGTCATCAACTTCGCAAACGCACGGCGATTGCTGCAACCGTCACCGGCGCATAAGTATTTCACGATGGACGAGAACGGAGAAATTCACGCGTTCATCGAGGAGCCGGTATTTGACAGAATCCGCGGCTATTGGAACCCAAGATTTCTAGAGGGCAACCAACGCTTGGCGACCGTCATGGTTGATGCCGTAGACCCTGAGACATTAATCATTAACCACAAGAAGTACATTTACTATGTCACAGATTAAATTGACACCGAACCTGCTCACCAAGCTGCGTGAGCAGGCAGGCTTTCGCTCGGTATATGACATTGCTAAAGTGGCGCGTGTCCCGAACGAGTTTTTGCGAAAAGTGGAAGCGGGACAGTCGTCCATCAACCTCACCGGCGGTACTGCGAAGGCGTACTGTGAGGTGCTCAACATTCCACCGACACTGTTCGGTTTCTTAGCTAAATGTCACCCGTTAGCGTACCCGACATATTGGTACTTACGATTAACACGTAAAACGCGTAAGGAGGAAAAATAATGGAGCTGGAATTGCTGTTAACTGACAAAGAAGACAGGGAAGCCGTCCGCGAAACTATCGCAAAATACATCGGCGATATGCCGAACAAGGGCAACACCGAGATGCGTGCGGAGTTCACGCAGTTCTTCGCGCAGCAGCTGAAAAAGTGGTGAAAAAAGAAACTGACGTGACCGCACTGTCACTATTATCGACCGCTGTCATCACTACGCATGCAATAGCAATGATGATGGGGCTTGACCACACGGACTTTGTCAACCTCGTTGACATCATCACTGAGGGGTTACAAGAGGAGGGAGAGTAATGGAACCGGAATTAGCACAACGGCACGATGAACACCTACGGGTGTTTATGGTGGAGTTGGTTAAATCGCTTAAAAACCAACAGCTACCACCGTTTGAAGTGCCGTACTTCACAAACGTGGCAGCGGAAATTGTAGCAAAATCGTTCCTAGACACCATTGCCAACGACCCAGAGAAGATGGAGCAGGCAAGGGCACTTTTAGTCGACCAACTAAGGCACATCGCCGTCGAAATTGAGAACTACGACCCGGTAGCGCCTGCACCCAACGGAGAAACCATTCAATGACAACAGAAATAGAAAACGTCCTAACCCAACGTCGACAGACGCACGGTAGGTTTATCGATAACGCCATCACCGCGCAAACGTTAAAAGCTACAGTGCGGAACTCACCGAACTGGTCTACAGGCGCGCTCACGCTCACTCAGCGTGAAGCTATCGATATGATTCTGCACAAGATTGCGCGTCTTGTGAACGGCGACCCGCATCACGAAGATACGATGGTAGACATTGTCGGTTATGCGCAGCTGATGCTAGACGAGCATCGTGACGATTTCAGTTAGCAGCGGGCTGAAAAACCGTCCCTGTGGCAGGGGACGGAGTACCCTAACGCTGAGGGCAAAAGGGGTAGAGAACCCGGGCAGCCTGTCACAGGGCTGCCCACACTGACAAAGACCAAAGGAGGTGACCACTGAACATTAACGACTATCGATTTGAGGCGATACCGAACACAGAACGAGGCTACGGATGGATAGCACGAACCGTGGTTGGGTTCGGTAATCGCCTGCGTGTTGTAAAAACCATCTACACCGCCAATGAAGAGTTGGCACGTGCAGCCGCACGAAAAATGAAAAGAGAGTTCACTGTCGTTGCCGGTGTCAAGCACGATGACCCGAGTGACCACAAATGGACAGTGAAAAAGTAAAACTCGCATTATTCGCATCAGGAGAAGAAAAATGAAACCATTCAACCCAAAAGGACAGTACACCATATTAACGCCGGAAGGTACTTATAAAGCGCACGTACAATACGCGTATGAACGTGTATCTCGTAACGGAAACCCGTACGTTTCACTTGGTTTCCGTTTAGCTGACACTAACCGAGTCCTGTTCAGGAACTATTTCCTCGACGGTGACCCGGAGTCGTTCGCGGTACAACGTTCCGCTGAAGAGTTCGCGCGTGTTGCACTCGTGTCAGGTGTCGATGACCTCATCACTGACCCGAAACAGCTCATCACCGGCGTACAGTTTAACCTGACCGTATCGCACTACACCGACAAGCACGGTGTGGCGCAAGAGGAGGTACGGTTCTCATGACAAAACGGTTTAAGTTGTGCTTCTACGCCGAGATTGGCAGCCACCGTGTAAAGACCAACGAGCGAGTTGTCGACGAGAGTGAGCTGCACAACTTCACTGATGCCGAGCTCAATGAGGAGGCACGTGAACACGCTTTACAGTTGATTGATGACGTTTACTGCACACTAGAGGAGATTGAAGATGTGTGAGCTTTCGTACGAATCAACAGTGCTTTATTTACTGATTGCAATGGTGTGTTTCGTCGGTTCAACGAACACACTCGTTGTCGTGATGCTTTCGACAGGCCTACAACGCCTGTTTTTCATCATCGCGATGGTCGCTTTCATCGTTGCGACCTTCCACTACACCAACGTTGTTCTAGATTGTGGGTGGGTTTATGTGTAGCGGTTTAGCTGAATGGGCAGTAGTTGCCCTACTTATTGCAGAAGTTGTCGTGTTTTTGGGAATGGCAATCCTGATATTTAAGGAGGTATTGGAAAAATGGTAGATGCATTGAGAGACAACCCTTACAAGGAAAATCTAAAAGCGGTGAGGCTCACTCCTCGCAGAAAAACAAAATACATTATGTTAGACCCTTACTGCACGCATATCGCCAGCGCGGACACACTGGTAGAGCTGATAGAAATTGTGTACACGCCGCAGATTAAAGTTGACCGTGAGAAAGAGAAAATCACCGTCGTCCCGTTGTCGCCGAACTATAAAGGTGAACAGTTGCCAATAGAATACGGCTTGAGTTGGATAACAAAAGCCGACGTTGAAAAGTTTCAGTGCGAGATTGCGTGCGACGTTTATAAATGGCTACTTTTAAGAGGTTATATGACATATGTCAAGAAATACCTCCTCTAAACGTAAAAAGAAGTATAACGAGATGAAATATCTCATCGGTCACGCGCAGAAAATCGCGCAACGTTACTACATCAGTAACGTGATTAACATTATGGAGATGAACGATAAGGAGAAGATTAAGGCAAGAACGTTAACACACTTGCTAGACGGTACCGTCGTCGAGCCGCATCCGATGGATATGTACGCTCTGACCAAGCTACGCCATCGATGGTCGGTGCAAACCGGCGTGTTATGCCGAGAGCAGACGGGGAAAGTTTACTTTGACAAGGTGCAAGAGATGAACCTCGTTGAAGATGAACTCGACCTTAGGGATGTGAAGAGTTACATCAGTCAGGCATTATTTGACTCGTGGGAGCGTGCCAACCCGCTGAACAAATTAACGATGTACTGGCTGATGTCACCGATACCCGACCACCGGTTCACGATGCGGCAAGCGATCGCACCGATATACGTCAATAACGTACTCGGCGAGATGCTGACCAAGTACGAGCACGATAATCCGGAACATCCGGTAAAACATTTACTTTGTCCGACATTGGACGACTTTATCACCTACCTTGTAGGACAATCATAGGAGAAAACCCCATGACCAGTTACCTTGACCGGTTTGACCACGTCGTCACACTCGACGTGGAAACCTACTTCGACAACGACTACTCGTTACGAAAGATGACAATGACAGAGTACATCTGCGACCCTCGCTTTAAATTGCACTCTATCGCCATCAGTCACCTAAACAAGCCGACCGAGTACTTTGACACTGACCACGTCGAGCTTGCTATTCAGCATTTGAAACTGTTGAAGAACTGGGCACTGGTTGGGCAGAACACGGCATTCGACGCGGCAGTGCTTAACTGGCACTACGGTGTGAAACCGGACTTTTACATCGACACAATGTCGATGTCACGCGGTTTCTGGCCAACGGAGTCCGGTTCGTTGAAATCGCTCGCTGAACGCCTGTTCCCCGACGATAAACAGATGCGAAAGGGGACGGAACTTGTCAATTTCATCGGCGTGGAAACCCTGACACCGGAACAGCACGTGGTAATGAAACGCTACAACGTGCAGGATGTCGACCTCACCGAAGCGATTTTCTTAAAGCTGCTCTCGTACGGTTTCCCTGAAGAGGAGCTTTATCAAATTCATATGGTGATGCGAATGTACGTTGAGCCGAGCTTCGTCATCGACCGTCCGTTGTTAGAGGCAGCGATAGAGGACGATGAAAAAGAGACCTCTGAAGCGGTAAACAAAGCCCTTGCACAAGTGAAAGATGAACTTATCACTCGTCAAGTGCAAGGGTTCGATTTACCGCTCGACAAGAAACTGTTCTCGAGCAATCAACGTTTTGCACGGTTACTTGAAGAGGTGCTCGACATTAAACCGCCGATTAAGCTCAATGCTAAAGGTGCACCGACCTATGCCTTTGGTAAGCGTGATGTGGACTTTATCAAGATGCGCAATGATTACCCTGACTTCGAGCCAGTGTTTATGGCACGTGAATTGGTCAAGTCCACGATTGCCGCCAGCCGAGCAGCGACAATGTTACGTTGTTCACAACCGTCGCCAATTAACCCTGAAGGGTGGTTACCTGTACCGTTGCGATACTATGGAGCAGCGACAGGGAGGATGAGTGGGACAGACGGAATTAACCTCCAAAACCTGCAGCGTGGCAGCCGTCACCGGTTAGCGTTAACGGCACCGAAGAACTATTTAGTTTACGTTAGTGATAGTGCAAATATTGAGTGCCGGGTCAACTCAATGTTCGCCGGTCAAACCGACCTGCTCGACGGTTTCCGTCACGGGTTAGATGTTTACTCACAATTTGCCAGTGAAGTCGTTTTCGGTTATCCGGTTGATAAATCGATGAAAACCGAACGCCAAGTCGGTAAGGTTTGCATTCTCGGACTGGGTTACGGCATGGGGTGGCGAACGTTCCAACGCACGCTGCGTTCCGGACCGATGGGCGCACCGCCAATGGAGTGCTCGGATGAATTCGCGCAAAAGTGCGTGTACGGCTACCGGGAAAAATACCCGATGATCGCTAACAGCTGGCAGATTGCCTCAGCGATGATAGCACAAATGCTCGACCCGCAGTGCGACATTGAATGGGGGCCGTTGCGCGTGTTGCATAACTGTATCGCCTTACCAAATGGGCTATGGTTATCTTACCCGGGGTTACGTCAACAGGTAGAAGACGGGCCAAACGGACCCGAAACGTGGTTCGAGTACTGGAACGGTAAGTTCTGGAAAAAGACCTATGGCGGTTTGCAAATTGAAAATATCAGCCAGTGCTTGGCAGGGTTGATTATCAAAGAGCAGATGAACAAGGTCGATCGTTGGCTGCAAGAAAACGAACTCGGTCAAATCGTACTGCAGGTGCACGATGAAATCATCGTGGTCGCAAAAGAGAACCACCCGACCATCACCCCTGACGATATTCAGGCGAAGATGATTGAGATTATGTCAACGCCGCCGGCGTGGTTCTCGGACATACCACTCAATGCTGAAGGAGGTTACGCGAAAGAGTATTCAAAATAATTTTACTGAAATGTGATCGCTTTTAAGGTATCATCTAGAAATTGACACCATAAATCCGACCAAAAAAATAGGGAACCCCATGGACCAAATCGACCAAGCCGATAAGCATAGCGAAACGCTCAAGTCGGCGCAAATTGAACGTATCAGAAACCGTAAACCGAAAGGCCTGTCACCGACAGGCTTCTGCCATTACTGCGACGAAAACCTACCGGATAAACAGGCACTGTTCTGCGATGCGGATTGTGCCGAAGATTACGCGTGGTTTTCAAAGCTCAAAAGCCAAAAAATACTATAGATAGGGGTAGGGTATGGAAATTGTATTTTTGCAAGCGAACAAGTCACTGAATAAAGTGTACTCGTCGCAAGGTGCTGAAACGTACCCGCTCGTTAAGAACTTCACCTCTTACCATCAGGACATCGGCTCATTACAAGAGTACGCGGACGCTATCCGTGAGCACGCGTCAAAAGGACACTGCCTTTATAAAGGATTGTTGAAACAACGCCTTGAGAACGAGTCACGGAAAGACAAAACCGACACGCTCGCCGATACGCGCACCTTAATCCTTGACGTGGACGGTTTGACCGTCGACGTGCCGGGGCTAAAAGGGCGTTTCACCGCTGAAAAGTTACGTGCAGTCGCTGAAAGTGTTGTGAGTCAAATTCCGAAGCTAGCTAACGTTTCATACGTTGCCTGCGCCTCGAGCTCGTGCGGATTAGTCGATAGCGTCAGGATGCATTTGCACTTTTTCCTTGACGGCTATGTCGCACCGAAAGCGTTGAAGGAGTGGTTGAAGTCAGTAAACCTTGACTTTTTCAACGACAAACTGCGAATGACACCACACGGCAAAACGGTGAAGTGGGTCATTGACCCTTGTTTAGCGGAAAACAGCCGAATTGTTTACATCGCACCACCGGAATTTAAAGACGGCATCGAAAACCCGTTCTCATCCGCCGACGAGCGCGTAATTTACGTGCAGAAGTCGACCGAACTGGCACCGCTTTCCGCCGATATTAAAGCAGTCGACCCCGAAGTGGTTTCGCAAAAAACGGACGAAGTGTTGAAACGCCTTTGCAAAGAAAAAGGCATCAAACTCGAACGCGCGACCTACACCACACTAGGTAACGTGCCGGTAATCAACAACCCGAACAGAATGTCAATGCGCTATGCGTATCATAATGACAAGTTTTGCTACTACAACGTTGGACCGACAGGAGACAGTAACGCTTATTACGTGTTCCTCGACAACCCGACAGTGGTGCACAACTTCAAAGGTGAAGACCCGTTCTTGTTTCAGGTTGCTGACCCGGACACTTATAAAGAACACCTTGAACGGTTCAAAGACCGAAAGCCGACTGACGGCAGTAAGTTCTCAGCACAACCGTTAGTGTTCTTAGAACAGGGGAACTCGTTCCTGCTCGCACTTTACTCACCGAAGGAGCGTGCCATCGTCGTTGAAGAGTCGACAAACGATAAGTCAAAAGCGGAATTGTGGTTTAACCACTACGGCAGAGCACTACCGGAACAAATTCCACTTGGCGAGCGTCGTTTCGACCCGACCTCGAACGAGGTGTTTGTCATCGATGAAGCAAGCCAGTACACCTACGTCAATTCGTTCAGACCGACTGAGTATATGCGCAAGCAGTACCAAGCACCGGTACCGGATGTCGGTTACAACAATGCGTGGATGTTGCAGTTTTTATGCCCGACGATTTACAAAATCATCGCGCATATGCTTGCTTACGATGACCAGACTATCTGCCACTTCCTCAACTGGTTTGCGTACATCTTCCAGCATCGCAAGAAAGCGGAAACCTGTTGGGTGTTGCAAGGCACACAGGGAACAGGGAAAGGGGCATTCTATCGCAACGTTTGTCGACCGTTGTGGGGTGAGAACTACGCATTCGAGAAGCAGTTGCAGAACTTTGAAGACGACAAAAACGGTTGGGAACGTTACGCATTACTTGTCCTGATTGACGAGGTCAATATGAAGACCTTGAAAGACGGCAAGAAGACGGAAGCGACGTTAAAGAACCTAATTACCGACGATGAACGTACTATCCGTGCAATGCGTCAGGAACAGGTGCAGATGAAGTCGTATATGTCAGTGATTATGTCGACCAACGACCTCAACGCGTTGAATATCCCTGACAACGATCGTCGCTATAACGTTGCACCGCGACAAGAGGTGCGTTTACGCGATGCGTTTCCGGAATTTGTCTACGACCGCGAACACGTGGACGCGTTACTTGCATCGGAAACCGACAACTTAGCGGCGTTCTTGAGCACGTTCAAAGTCAATGTGCCGCAAGCATTTATCGCTTTGGAGAACAAAGCTAAGAACGACGCACGCGAAGCGGGTAAAACCAGTAGCGAGGCGTTCTTCAGTGCGGTTCGCTCGGGTGACCTCGATTATTTCACCGGTGTTTTAGAAGCGAAAGAGGTTGACCAAACGTTAATTGTGGTTGCGGCAAAATGTCGGACTATCGTGACGAACTGGCTTGTCAGTTGTAACGAACATAGACAGGTGTTTGTGGAAAACGAGGAGCTTAGGTTGCTGTACCACCTAATCGAAGGAACGAAAGAGTTAACCTCGAATAAATTCGGGCGTTTAGCGAAAAGCTATGGTATTGGAGCTGAAAGATCGAATAACAAACGAGGTGTACACGTGAGCTGGAAGATGGATATGCAATTATTGAAGTCAATCATCTCAGACTTGGCACCAGAAGACAAACAACGCTTTGATACGGCGAACAAGGTCGTACAAATGACCGCAGTAGGAGGTAAATAATGGAATTCAAACCAAACGGCGCAGTCGGTAAAGCTGTGCCAAAACAAAACACGCAACCGGCACAAACTGAAAAACAGATGTTTGTACCGAAACCGATTAAGCGATCGAACGAAATCGACACCACGTTCGAGGTCGGCCAGATTGCAGCGTGGTCGTTTTCCTCGTTGCAGTCATTCGAGCAATGCCCGCGAAAGGTTGCCTTTCGCCAAGTGGACAAAATTCCTGAGCCGAGCAGCCCCGCAGCGGAACGCGGTTCGGAAATCCACAACCTTGCTGAACGGTATGTAAGGGGCGAAGAGGGCGAAGAAGTCCCGTTACCGTTACAGAAATTCAAAAAAGGTTTTGAAGCGCTGAAAGCAGCATTTGAAGCGGGCAAGGTGACCTGTGAAGAGGAGTGGGCGTTCACAAAAGACTGGTCGCAGACCGGTTGGCGCGACAAAGATTGTTGGCATCGCGCAAAACTGGACGCGTTCCTCGTCGAGGGTGACGGTTCTGCGCTTATTGTCGACTATAAAACAGGTAAAAAGTTCGGTAACGAACTAAAACACGGTGAGCAGGGCTTGACCTATGCCATCGGCGCATTTCTGCGTTATCCGGGACTTGATTTTATCAAGATCGAATTCTGGTACTTAGATAAAGGAGAAAAACTGACAAGACAGTATACAAGACAACAAGCGTTAGTGTTCCATCCACAGCTGCACCAACGCGCAAAAACGATGACCACCGCAGTCGACTTCCCGGCGCAGCCGTCGTTGAATGCGTGTCGCTTTTGTTACTACGGGAAAGAGGGGATTTGCAAAGAGGTATTTGACGCGAGTCAAACTCTATAAATGAGATGCCCCCTTAAGCGACCAAACAAAAGGGGGCGATAGGTAGAAACCCCTAGACCAATTTTGACCAAAAAATTAGACAGGAGAAGAGCAAATGGCTTTTACCGAAAAAACCTTTTCACTCTTAAGAGAGAGTGTAAAACAATCAATGGCAGAAGACAAGGAAAATAACCTTCCAACAGGTGGAGTTATCGCGCATATACCGGCGCAAAGCGACGCAAACATTAATGTGGCTTACGAAATAGACATAGCAGTTGGTGACTCCTTTAGTGTGGGATACCTCTCAACAACGTTAACAATGCAGGAGGTACAAAGTTACATATCAGACTACAATCGCTTGTCATTTATCTATAAGACGGTGATTTGTTCAAGGTATTTTTTACGCAACTGTACAAATGGTGGCAGCAGCGATTTAGCCGATATCTTATTAACCTACATCCCGAAAAACATACTCATCTCTTTGTATACATTCGATGGGCCTATTTACGATGAATTGGATAAAGGGAATTGGGGCATCAGACACGTTAAATCAGATGTGGTTTTTAGACCGTTCAAGAACATCACCTACGACGGCAAAAATGTCCTCGTTGATGTACGCATTTTCGACGAAAAACAACAAAAAGTGAAAATCAAAAAAGGTATGAAACTTGGCAAAGCATTGCGAGAACTTATACCGGATTTTGAAGATGAACATATCAAACGCATCGTCAACGGATTTGTTGCCAAACTTGCGCCACGTTACATCTGTTTTACGAAAAGCCACATCCACACACATTACCGTGTGTTGGCAGTAAAACAGGACCTGACTTCCTGTATGTCAAAACCGGCCAGTTTCTATAGAAATCCAAGACCGGGTGTTGACGTTGACCCTGATGAATCGCCGGAGATTTACTACATCCATCCGTGTGAAGCGTACAACGACTCACCGAACCTACGCCTAGCGTTAATCTCGCCGTACCACCCGGACAGCGAAGAGTACAACAAACCTGACCAATATCCGTTCGTTGCGCGCGCTATTTGTCGTATCGACGATGACGGCGACATCTGCTTTGCAAGGGCGTACGGACTTGAGTCAGCGAAAGAAGTGTTTAGCGCGGAGCTTAATCACGGCAGTACCGACGGCGGGTTGTTGAACAAAATCGAGTCAACCTATGGCGACCACATCATGCCGTATGTTGATTGTCATAACAGCTTCAACGACGACGGTGACTATTTTGTTATTGCCGAATACGGAGATTATGAAATCGATCACAATGAAGGTACAGCTAGAACTAAATGCTATTGCGCTCACTGCGAAGAGCGCCACTACGACTGCGACGAAGATGACGGCATCTGGGTTGATAATCTCGACGGTTATGTTTACGAAGGGTGTCAAGAAAACTACGTCCAACCAATGGGTCGACACGGCGATTGGTTCCACATCGATGAGTGTCGATGGTCGGAAACCTATAACGGATACGTGCACGAGGACGACGCCATCGAGTTCATCAATGAAGTAGACCACCGCTGGAACTGCGTTGAAACAGACTACATCGACGAAGATGACGTGGACTTTCAAGAAGTTGTCGTTCTCGAAGTGCCGTACAAAGGTTATGAGTACGCGCTTAAAGAGCTCTGTACACACGTTAAAGCTCACGGCTGGTATATCAACGAGCATGAAGACGAATATTTCGTTATCACCATAGACGACAAACCTATGTATGTGAACGACGTCGTGTATTCAGACTATTACGACGGCTACATCAGCAACGATGATGCAGTACAAAACAGTGAAGGCGATTGGGTTTTAGAGGGCGATTTGGAAGAGGAGAAAAACAATGATGAACAATCTGTTAAAGCCACATAACACACTACCGCAAATTTGTTCTTACTGCCGAGCACACGGCAGTGCAGGTGAACGGCGTTTCATTAACGAGTTCCTCGTACCAACGCTGAACTCACTCAACGTGGATTACGATTTCGACGCTTACGGCAACTTAACCGTTGTCGTAAGTGACGCACCGGTGTTGTTTGTCGCGCATATCGACACTGTGCACGACATCAACAGCAACCAAGAGAAGCAACAACTGCTACTTGGCGACGGCATTTTGTCACTGAATACCGAAAAAGAACCGTTTCGCACCTGTTTGGGCGCAGATGATGGAGCAGGTATTTCTGTACTGCTTTACCTTATCAGTAAAGGTATCGGCGGAACTTATCTCTTTACCCGCTGCGAGGAGCGCGGAGGGTTAGGCGCGGATTATGTACTGCGCCACAATAAGGCGTTTCTCGAACGTTTCAAAATGGCGATTGAAATCGACCGCAAAGGGTACAACGAAATTATCACCTCGCAAGGTGTTGGTGATTGTGCCAGTAACGCTTTTGCGCAAGACATAGCTGACGCGCTAGGAATGATGCACGCACCGAGCCCAAACGGCACGTTCACTGACGTGGCTACTTTCGCTGAGGTCATCCCCGAGTGTGTGAACATTTCCGCCGGCTACTTCAACGCACACACTTGCAATGAATATGTTGACTTAAATTATCTTGACACCCTTGCTGATGCGCTTGCCAATGTGGATTTCAACGCACTCCGTATCGAACGCATCGCAGGTGATTTCGGTGATTTCGGTTATTTCAACATCGCGCAAGGCAGCGGCTGGCATCAAACACCGTTCAGTCGGATGGACGACGAACTGACGTACGAAGAGGTGGTAGCACTCGTGCAAGATGAACCCGCCGTTGCCGCAGAAATACTTTTCAAGCTAGGTGTCACTCACGGTGACATCGACGACGTACTAGGAGATCTCTATGACGACTACGCCGAAGCCGTTTACGCATCAGATAGCCGGCACTAATTTCTGGCTCGAGAAAGACATCACGGCAAATTTTTCCGACCCCGGTACCGGTAAAACGCGAGCGACACTCGATGCGATTGCGCAACGCAACTCACCGGGGCGTGCGCTAGTAATTGCACCGTTGTCCATTCTCGCCTCCTCGTGGGGCGAGGACATTAAAAAGTTCACGCCTCAACTGACCTACGCCATTGCCGATGCCAAGAACCGGCAACAAGCGTTCGACTCGGGTGCGAAGATTGTGCTTATTAATCCTGACGGCGTGAAAGCAATCGTGAAAGACCTATCGTGGCTGAAGGACTTCGACACGCTTGTGGTCGACGAGTCAACGGCGTTTAAACACCACAACTCACAACGCTCGAAAGCATTAGCAAAGATTTCAGAGCACATACGGTACAAAATTATTCTCACAGGAACACCGAACTCAAACACGGTGTGCGACCTGTGGCATCAAATCTATTTACTCGACGAGGGTAAACGATTAGGGAAAAACTTCAACCAGTTCCGTATCAGTGTGTGCAATCCGTCAATAGTGGACACAGGCGGAGGTAAGACAGCCGTGAAATGGGTCGACAAGCCGAATGCCAATGCTGTTGTTTCTGCCGCCCTCGCTGACATCACGTTCCGTGTTAAGTTCGAGGACGTGTTAGAGATTCCGCCGAACCTGACACGTAATATTTACGTCGACCAGCCTCCGAAACTAATGAAGATGTACCGCGACTTTATGCGTGACTCAGTGTTGATGTTGCAATCGGGCGAGATTACCGCGATGAATGCCGGTGTACGTGTACGAAAAGCACTGCAGCTTTTAACCGGTGCGGTGTACGACGAAACCGGAGGAATTCACACCATCCATCACGACCGCTATAACCTCGTGATGGATTTGGTCGAAGAAACCGATGCCTGCGTTGTGGCATTTAACTGGCGACACGAACGATTGGCATTGTGCGAGGAAGCAGAACGACGAAAACTGACATATGCCGTCATCGATGGTGATACACCATTTGAACAACGCGGCGACATCGTTCGCGCATTCCAGAACGGCGAGCTGCGAGTGGTTATCGCTCACCCACAATCTGCAGGGCACGGCTTAACCCTGACACGAGGCAACCGCACCATCTGGGCGTCACCGACCTATAACGCTGAACATTATCAACAGTTCTGTCGGCGAATCTATCGCGCCGGACAGACCCGAAAAACAGAAACGATTCATATCGCTGCACGAGGCACAATCGAAGAGTCAGTGTACTCACGGCTCGGCGACAAGCTCGATGCAATGGATGAACTACTTAAATACGCAAAAGAGTTAACAAACTAACAGGAGAAGCATATGAAAACTTTAACAATGAACACCGACATTATTTCCAGATTAATCCAAAAATTAAAACCGGCACTCGCAAAACACGCCGCATTGTCCGACATCGACACTGTCAATGCACGCGAACAGGAACTGCAACAACGGATGATTGACCTTGTTGCTGACGGCTGTGAAGGCAATCTGCTCGTGGACACTGCACGTGAATTGCAGACATTGCGTCAAAACAAGGAAAAACAACAAGAAAAACTGGCAGAAGTCACTGAAACTATTCAGAAGTTGAAGTTCTTATTAAGTGACACCATCGCTGAACTCGACATTGACGAAAAACCGGCAACATTGGAGGAGTTCGGACTATGAGCATAAAAGACCTTATCACTGAATATCAACAGCTAAAAGCTAAACGTGCGGAACTCTCGCAAGCCGATGCCGAGCTCGAACAACGGATGGATGACATCGAAGCGGCGATGCTCGTCGAGCTCGATAACGCCGGCACGGACAGCGTCAGTGTCAATGGACTAGGCACGGTGTACCGTAAACAGGAGATTGTACCGACAATCGAAGACTATGCCACTGCGCTGAATTACATCCGTGACAACGACCTGATGTTCCTGTTCCAACGACGTTTGAACGCGACAGCGTACAGAGAATTGTTAGAGCAGGGCGTAGAAGTGGAGGGCATAAACCCGACACAAATCACAAAAATCATTTTTCGTAAAAAATAACTGTTTTAGTTTGATCGTTTTTATTGTATCATCAGTTTTATTGATACGTTAAAAACGATCGTTGTTAGAAAACCCATAGACCATAGAGGATATTTAATATGACCAAACAAACAAATGCAGTAGCACCTTGGAACCCCACCATGTCATTACCGGCAGCCGCGTTACAAGACGCAGGTTTGGGTAATGAAAACGTCAGAACCGAAGACCAACTTATCCCACGTTTAGTGTTGCTCCAAGCAATGTCACCTGAAGTCACAAAAGGCACAGAACGCTACGTTGATGGTGCACAACCGGGGTTGATTATGAACTCCATCACCACCGAATGTTTTGGAGCTGTTTATTGTGCCAACCTCGATTTCACCGTTGAGTACACCGTATGGCGTAAACGTCAGTTGGGAGGAGGGTTGTATGGCACATTCGATTCTGAACAACAAGCACGTGAAACCTTAATCGCAGACCCGAATGTGAAACCGGAGGATTACGACATTCAAGAAACACACAACCACTTGTTAATGTTACTTGACGAGAACGGAGAGATTAAATCACCTGTCCTTTGTCAGATGAACAGCTCCAAATTAAAAACGTCACGTCAGTGGAACTCAATGCCGCAAATCCGTGAAGCAGCACGTTTCGCTTCCATCTGGACGTTGTCGACAAAACCGGCGAAAGCCCCTAACGGTGCCGTTTATTACACTTACGGTATCGAGTTCGCGGGTTACGCACCGGATGACCTGTACGCGGGTCTGAAAAAGGCTTACGAGGACCTAGGCCTCGCTAAAAACTAAATTGGCATAGTAAACTCCTTGAGCTATTGCCTCCCGTAACAGGGAGGCCTTTTTTAACCCTGAAATTTGAGCGTATGAACGAACCTGATTTTACAAGAGCAGTACATAAACGACTACCGGATACCATCTGGGCGTGGAAAATATGCGACCCTTATATGGGCGGCATACCGGACGCCTATTATCGACACAGAAAAACAGGAGGCGCATTATGGATTGAATACAAGTACATCAAATCATTACCGAAACGCGATAACACGATGATTGTCCCAAATCTCAGTGAGCTACAACTCCGATTACTGACAGAAACGGTGGACTCAGGGCAGAAGGCGGTTGTCATCATCGGTTTCGGTAGCAAAGGCGTTATACTCGAAAAATCGCAGTGGACAACTGGGGTATCAAAGAGTGATTTCGAGCGACGACTACTCAGTTATCAAGAGCTCGCGAAAGAAATCGAAACTCGATGTAGCGTGTTGTAACAGTTTAACTCTTGACTATCTCTTGGTTTTTGTCCACGATCGAGCTTTCTCAAAAAGAGGACAAAGACTATGAGATTTGATAGAGAAAAACTAAAGAGGGAAATTACGCTGTGGACAGAGCGGGCAAACTCAACACAGCAGAATCTGGCGAAGCACATAGGCGTATCAAGACAAGTACTTAACCGCCTCATCAATGGCACGAGAGGAATGGACATTGAGATTGTTACCAAGATTGCGAACGCAATCGGCGTCGAACCTTCAGTGTTCATAGAAAAAGAACAAGTAGCAGATGCGTCGATATACGTCAAGTACAAAACTGACAGAACACCCACAAGTAGGAGGATTGCTGTCTATATGGGCAATTATATCTCAGACGCACGAAACGTATTCGGGATTGAAGTCAACACTGATGACATACCCGAACTTGCAAACGGGACAGTCATCGTTGTTGATGAAAAAGAAATCCCCGTTGAGGGCGATAACGTGGTTATCGTGAAAGAAAACCTAGAAATTTTATACGGAACACTTGTACTGAAACGAGACAAAACAACCGCGAAGTGGTTGTTTAGGTATAAAGCAAAGAACAACCGTGCATATGAAACGCGGATAAAGAAAACCGACAAGGTGCTGCTCGTGGTAGGGATAACCTTCAAACGAGAAGCGAGAAACCGAACCGTCTTTGACGGGGTGTAGCGACCAACACCAAACCAATAAGGGTAGAAAACCATGACCAAAAAATTTTTAAAACTGACCGACATCACAGAAATTTACAACATATCGCCGATGACATTATGGCGTTGGCGAAAGGAAGCGAAACATTCCAACGACCCGTTCCCGAACCCGGTACGCAACCGTGCCAGTGCGAAACTATTCCGCACCGATGAAGTCGATGCGTGGATGGAGCGTAACATTTCAACCATTTAATTAGGAGAAGACTATGACACAATTACCGATTACACCGATGAACCGCACTCAACAACTTGTCGTGCAGTGGGCAAACGACCGTAACCTCATTAAAGGCAGCACACCGGCGAAACAACTCGTTAAACTTTACGAGGAGTTTGGCGAACTCTGCTCGGGCGTAGCAAAAAATAACGTCGATGTTATCAAAGATTCCATTGGTGATTTTCTCGTTGTTGCCGCAATTATGTGTGAGCAACAAGGGTACGAACTCGAGTTTGAACGCATCAATACCGCTAGAAACGAGATGCTGTTTACGGATGCCTACAGTTTTACGATGAAAGATAAATCCGTCGAAGAACTCGTCGCTGCACTCGGTATGCTTACAGGGTTCTTCGCAGATGACATCCTATTCGGAAGTTCGCCGTTCCACGACGAAACAACCGCAACTGACATCTGTACAGGCTTATCAGCACTGACATTCATCGCCGACGCATATGGGCTGAAGATTGAAGAATGCTTCGAATACGCCTACGACCAAATCAAAGACCGTAAAGGCCGAATGGTAGACGGTATCTTTGTCAAGGAAGCTGACCTATGATGAACGACCTTGAACTTAGGTACTATGTTGACAAACCGAATGGACTGACCATTGAACAAATTGACGCCGATATCGACCGCACACACAACCTGCTCAGCAGAATGTATGAATATCGTCGTGAATTAATAAACTATAAAGACCTCAATAAAAGGAAACCCCAAAATGACCAATTACACCACTCAGAATCCGGCAGCGATGCCGGGTTATGGCGACACCGCAACGTGGCCGTTTAACCTGCGACCGAGTTCAGATGACCTGTGGCGTGAACGCGAAACCGAGTCCGTGTACGACGAGGTAGAGCATGCACTTACAAAAGCGGGCTTAAAAACAGTTTGGGATACATTGGACTGCTCCGCCGCACTGGAAACAGCGATAGAAGCGGAGGTAGATGAACGATTAGAAAGGAGAAAATCATTATGAGTTTATACGTGTTAGTTTACTTAATCGATGTACTGCATTCGATAGGTATAGGTTTAGGCGTCGTATTAGTTGCAGCAGCGCCGGTGCTTGTGTTCACCACAATGGCTAAGCTCGAAAACTTGCATGAATATAAGCAGTATAAAAGAGACGGGACAAGAGCGTATTATGCTGAGCAGTACGAAATGGCAGCAACTATCGCCAACAAGAAGAGCTATATCCTTTACGCTGTGATGTTGTGCGTGTGGATGTTAATACCGTCAAAACAGACACTGGTAACGATGTCCGGATTATATATCGGCGGACAGATTATTGAATCGGTTCAGAAGTCAGCCGTTTATGAAAAGGCATACAACTTACTGCTAAGCGAGCTTGACGAAATTCTCGATAAAGCAGATAAAAAATAGTTCCATACCCACAGACGATAACCCCTGTCGTACACAGGGGTTATTCTTCACCCTCATCTTCAAAAATATCTAACTCCTCACCTGCAATCCAACGATCGACTTGGTCAGCCCACGCCTGCATCATCCGTCTTCTCTTTTTCGCTTGACGCGATAAGTCATACACTTTACGGATACCTTTCCTTGTATGTGAGAGCGTCGGCTCGACTAAATCCTCGTTGTAGCCAAGCTCATAGAGCAGTGTTGCTACCGTACGACGGATATCGTGGACAGTGAAAGGGGGAACATCAAGCGTAGTATAAATTTCACGAAAAATCACGCCGGCTATTGGGTTGTTGGTGCGACCAGGCTCAGATTGAAAGAATACAAACTCGCTAACTCTCGTTCTTGCTTGAAGTATCTCCATAGACTGCTTTGACAAGTATATCGTATGCTCTTCGCCGTTTTTCATTCTACTACCGGGGATGGTTATCGTCGCATTATCAAAATTAATATCACCCCACCGTAAAGAGAATATTTCACTTTTTCGATTACCGTTGTAAAGAATTAGCATCAGTGCATCGTAGTATGTATCAGATGCAAATTGTCGTAGATTACTGAACACTTTATGGATTTCAGTAGGGGTAAGGAACCTTTCGCGGGGGCGACTATCACTTTTAACAGGGAGCGAAGCATTGATTATCCTCATCGGCACCTCGTGCCCGATAGACACCGCGTATCGGCAGATAGTTTTAATGAAGCTGAAAATAAAAACCTTATGTGAATCAGCCGAACTCACACGCGTTAAACGGTTAATAATGGCGTTAATGTCAGCCGGCGTAAGTGCACTAACAGCCTTACAGCATTCAGGAATGTTACGAAGATGCACGTTTATTATCGTAGAATACGTTACTACGGAATTTTTACGTAACGGTCTGGACTTGATGTACATCTCAGCGACGTCGACAATCGAGGTTGCGTTATCTTCAACCGGACTCTTCAAGGCGGAGACGGGGTTTTCACCGTTAGCTATCATTTTCCGAAACTCAATGACCTTATCACGCGCCTCTGACAGCGAAATACCGTCATCGCCATATTTCCCTATCGTAATTGTTTGCCGCTTACCGCCAAAGCGATAATCGAACCGAAAAACAATTCGCCCCGACGGTCGCACAACAACGTACATCCCGTCACGGTCAGTGACCTTATACAGTTTATCTTTAGGCTTTAGTGCCTTTAATTTTGAATCTGTTAGCAT